GTATTAACGCTTGTAAATATTTTTCGCTAATCATAATTTTCCTCCTATTTAAAATAGTAGCAAGTTAATATTATTTTTCTATATTCTTTTTGAATACAGTTTTCTCCGTTCTGCGTAAACGAATTGATAAATCCATTTCAAATTTCATAATAGAATCTAGGCGATGATCAATATATTTCTCCCATGTAATTAATGTTAGATCTGAAATTTTATATGATAGTGAAGCCTCACCTTTTCTGCGAATATTAATTAAATATCCAGCTTCACAACATTCCATACAACATCTTAAAACTGTGGATTGAGAATTGTCAGTATATTTTTCTATATCACTTCTAAAAATTTTTTTATTTGAATAATGCTTATTCATAATGAATAGCCAAATCTTAAATTTAGAAGATTGAGTAAAATATTTAAGTAGTTTTTTTTCGTCAGAATTAAATGTTTTACAATTTATAGCATCTGATTCTGATCCTAAATTTGCATACTGATCAGCAAGATATTCTGCCCAGATTCTGCCATGTGGAAAGTTACTGATCATCATAATCTCCAATCTTTAATCGTTTTAATTGGTTTCTTACGCTAGACGGATACCAGGTTCCTCCTCTGGGTGTTTCCACATCTCGCTCGTTCAGATATTCAGCCATCTCACTCAAGGTTCCGCAGTTCCTATAAGCGTCATTAATATAATAATAGATACTCTTAGAAAACAGATCAGCGTCATCACTTACCTGCTCTCCTGCTTTGATATGAGCTTTAGCCATTTTACTATGAGTTCCTAATTTTTTTATTTTCCTACCCTGTTTGGAAATGAAGTATCCCTTCTCTTTTATTTGATCCTGGTATGCACCGAGTGCTTCTCTGGTTCGCCTAGAAATTTCTTGACGCTCCCATTCTGAAAACAGAGCTTTCATCTGAAGTCGCATTGGATCTTCTGAGATTGTTGGATCATTACAAACAATAAAGTTAATCTTATTTTTGCTTATTACCTCATCTAAAAACTTTAATGTCCTCCACATTTTACGACATAATCGTTCTAGATCTGCAAAGACAAGTGTTGCTTTATGTTTACGACAATACTCAACGGCCTTCGTTAACTGTTCTCTTTTATGAGGATCAGTTGCACCTGACATGGGTTTTTCTATAAAGGTTGTAAGTTTGTAGTCTCCGCCATTTAAATATTTTTTTATAACGTGAATCTGACGATCGCAATCTTGATCCTCAGTCGAGACTCTCAGGTAGGCTACATACTCGCCCGTATGCTCCTTCCCTTCTGAATTTTTAAATATACTCATTATGTTTCCTTTCATATGACAAATCTTCACATTTATTCCAAATATGAATAAACCTTTTTAACCATTCTTTTTGTTCATCAGTTTTAATTTCATCTGAGTACATTAATTCTTCTGCACTACAAAATTCATTAATGTTATTGTTCTCAATCCATGAATCATAGACTTTATTAAGTAAATTAATTGTCATTATGTTTCCTTTCGTTGGGCTTAATTGCCCGTGTTTCTGCCTTTATTGGCGTAGACATAATTGTCTAGTATCTTTATTGCATATTTTTGCTATAAATACAATACCTAGATGTTACTTTTTTATGTTTCCTGTGATATCTAGGTTTTATAAAGGAGTTATTATGTCAATTTTATTTGGAATTATGTTGGTCTTTAACGTGATCAATCCAGAAAACAGAGCGTTTATCAGTCAGACGTTAGAAAACAATAAAAAGTATGAATGTGAATTTCAATGGAAGGGAATCTCCTCTCCAATTGACCGCCCTGCGATTACATTTGGCACAGGGTTCACAGTCTTAAAACAAGTGTGTAAATAATGAGACAGTTAAATGTGCGAATCCAAGAAGATGTTTATGAGTCTTTGAAACAAGAATCTATTAATCAACGATTATCGATGTCTCGATTGGTTGAATATTATGTCGTTGAAGGCGTAAATCAAAAGCCAAAAAATCTCATAAAAAAGGTTATGGGTCTATGATAAAAGAAAGCGTTTTTCTTTTTTTATTAATAGGTGGTGATAGTGGAACTTATGAGGAGCAATATGTCGGTAGGTTAAGCTCATGTTTAGATAGCAAACAAATTGTACAAAAATTAGAAAAAAAGATTCTTAACATTAATGGTTATTTATGTATTGATTCTAAATCTTTTTTAGCTCGTAGAAGGTTTATGCAAAAACCAACTCCAAAACAAGAGCGTATTATCAAAGAAGTCCAGGAAGTTCTTGTACCTGAAATTCAATCTAAACCTTTACTCTTAAAAAAACGTCATGATTAGTCGCTTTAAAAATGCAAAGAGCAAGTATGGTAATCGAATAACTGTGGTTGATAATATTAAATTTGACAGTAAAAAAGAGGCGTTGCGATATCAAGATCTCAAATTAATGCAACACTCAAACCTCATCGCATACCTGGAGCTGCAACCTAAGTTTAAGATTACAGTCAAGGGTCAGTTTATTTGTCATTATATTGCTGACTTTGCTTACAAGGATTTACAGTCAGGCAACGTCATTTATGAAGATGTTAAAGGATTTAAAACGTCTATTTATAGGCTCAAGAAGAAACTTACAGAGGCTCTGTATGATATTGAAATTAAAGAGATATGATCTATGTTAAATGCTCATTATGTGGCCACAAGGAATATTACTCAAACGCCAAACAACTTTTCTCGGATCTTAGAATGGTAAAAACAGGTAAGCAGAACATTGTGTGTAATGAGTGTATCAATAAAGGCATGATCGATGACCGCTAACTTTAATAATGAGGAGTAACCATGAAACAACCTAAATATAATATAGATCTTATTAATCCAGAACATTACCAGCAAGGATCGGTTGAGTGCATTGATTACATAAAAGATCGTTTAGGATATGAAGGTTATAAGGCGTATCTTCTGGGTTCACATTACAAGTATACCTACAGATTTACCTACAAGCATAAACACTTGCCACCATTAGAACGTAAAAAAGCAGAGGATTCAGATGTAAGAAAGTCAATGTGGTATTTATGTCGCTACCAAGCATTGATTAAAACGGAAATAGAGGCCCATGAGCAAGAATCAATGAGGCAGGAAGTAGAATATGATTGTGACGATGTTCCCTGCGATGTAGAGAAGGGATTTACCGATGAATAAGAATAGTGAAACGTATCGTTCATTAGCAGCAGAAGCTACCGAGTTTTTGTTATGGTGTTTAAAAGACCAGGAAATGAAGCTGAAGGATATTGAACGGATGTATCTATCGAAGAACCTCAGTTGTCTTAGCTATGGTGCATTACTGCAACAGCTTATCAATGATCATATTGAGTCTCATATAAGAATATCGAACAAAGAACTAAAAGAATCTGATTATGTCTAATGTTGTCGCTATGAATAAACCAATGGATTACGAAGAGAAACGAAGAAAAAAGATTCTGAGTAATGGTAAGAAGTATGATGTGAAGAGTATCTTCTCAGGCGGTCCATTTGTAGTGGTTCCTCGCAGAGCGTTGAATGATAAAAGAATTGTTAGCTCTCCTCTCAAATACTTGGTCTTATCTGTTTTGTGTAGCTGTGCTGATAATTATACAGGAGTCTGTTTTCCAACGTATCAATTTATTGGTAATCAATTGCAGCGGGATCAATCAACTATTGGTAAAGCCATTAGAAAATTAATGGACTGGGGATATATTAAACGACTCCGTAAAGGATCTCCATTGTATAAGAATGTAAGACACAAAAGTAGCGTCTATCGAATCTTATATGATCCATTAACAACGGATGCAGAAGTTAAATCTAAGGCGTTAGAATCGGATCCAGAACTGCAAAAGAAAGAGGAGAATGAAACATTAAAACACCTGGAGAAACACATGAAAAAAGATCAAACATCTGGCAATGACTGCCAGTCAAAGTTGGCAACTACTGCCAGTAGATCTAGACTAATAGAACTAGACTCAAATAATAATACTATAGATTCTATTATAGAAGAGGAAATAACAGATATGGAATTGATGAAAAGATTCAAATATCTTCATTTAGCAATCTATCAAGTCCAATATATTCCAGATCGTAAAGATTGGGAGACAATGAAGAAGATCATGCTATTCAAAGTACCAACAAACATTCTACTACAATGCATGAAAAGAATATTAGAAAAGAAGAAGAAGGATAACATTCCAGTTAGCTATCCATTAAGTTTGATCCTTGCAGTATTAGAGGATAAGTGGAATGAGAATAAACAAAAGCCAATGGACTTCGTCAAAGACCTGGCTAAGAAATTTAAAAGAATGAGGAGGAACTATGATTAAAAATACAAGACCTAGACGAACCTTTAGACGTTATATATATTTAGAACGCTCGATGATCCCTGCTCCGCTAGAAAAAAAAGTGTCTGGCTGTCAGGGCGTATACAGGCCCCCCCACCCTGTGCGTATAGTAGGGGGAGACCACAAAAATATTTTTCAATTTTTAACCAGGAGACTTTATGAAAGAACGATATAACATTACCTGCCCGATCAATAGCAAAGACGGGAAAACCTATTGGCACGTTATTGGTACTGCCTTTAAAAACGATAAGATGGATGGCTTCGATCTCATTTTCAATTCGCTACCGATTTCGCAAATTAACGATCAAGGTAAATCTCAATGCCGAGCGATGTTGTTAAAACCGAAAGACAACTTTCAAAAAACACCTTCGCCAAAATCTGAAGGACTAGATGATGAGGTGCCATTCTAATGGTGAAGAGAGTCCTTCCAAATTTAAAGAACTTTGCATCCGTTCGAGCGATCAAGCGTAAGATTAAAGGAAGCGATGTTATTTATAAAAACCGAGAGGCGTTAGCTCAAGAATTGATTAATCTAGGTACTGCGAACATTACCGATATTATCACTTGGGCCAATGCCGAGGATGGATCGACTGTTACCGAGGTTAAGGATATTCAGGATATTCCAAAATCATCACTAGCTGCAATCAAGCGGATCCGTGTTTTACAAGATGGCACGTTAGATATTGAGATGGTTGATAAGGTTCGAGTGTTACAGATGTTAGCAAAATCGGCTGGGTTGTTAGATGTGGAACAGGATGGAGATAAACCAGCGGTGATTGATATTAAGATGGTAGGACCGAGTGAGGACAAATCATAAATTATTAGATCTGTTTTCAGGTATCGGAGGGTTTAGTTTAGCAGCTGAACAAAATGGAATTGAGACAATGGCATTTGTAGAGAAGGAGAAGTTTTGTCAAAAGGTTTTAAAAAAGCATTGGAGCGATGTTCCGATCATAGACGATATAAGGAAAGTTAATGGAAAAGACTTTGGTGCAGCTACCATTATTTCAGGAGGATTCCCGTGCCAACCCTTCTCCGTTGCAGGAAAAAGAAGAGGAGCAGACGATGATCGTTACCTCTGGGATGAAACTATTAGAGTTGTTGCCGAGTGCAAACCGAGGTGGTTCGTTGGAGAAAATGTTGACGGGATTGTTAACATCCAAGACGGCATGGTTCTCCGACAGGTGCAAGATGATTTGGAAAAAGAGGGTTTCCAAGTGCAATGTCTTGTTATTCCAGCTTCAGGCATCGGTGCATGGCATCAAAGGAAAAGAGTCTGGATTATTGCACACTCCGACAGCAACCGCAAATCAAGGGGCCCCCAGTATGTTCAAGAGAGATCAGGGGAGTTGGGGGAATCACATGTATGCGACTCCCAACACAATGGATCATCTACCACCAAGGAGCAAAGAGGGAACACTCAAACTTCAACAGGGTCACAGAAAAGGCAGAACTC